GCGGCGACCAGTTCGTTGTAGCGTTCTTGGCTGATCACCGCTGCGTCCACAGCCTGCGCCAGAAGTGCCTGCTGATCGGCCCAGCGGCGGGTCGCGGCGGTGACTGGGTCGAGTGAATTCTCCAGTGCGGTGACATCGGACAAGAACCGCTGACGCGCACGCTCGGCTTCTTCCATTGCGCGAGCGGCGTCTCGGATAGCCTCGGCCTCGCGTTTCTGTTGCTCTTCGAATTCCTCGGCCTGCTTCTTCTGAATTGCTGTCTTTTGGGCGTCCTCTTCCTTTTGCAGAATGAGCTTGTCGTAGGTCGAAATCAGATCGTTCAGCGCCTTGATCTGAGCCTGGATCGCGGTTACTTCGCGCGCAGACTGCCCTTCGACCACACCGCCGAACTCGGCCGACACGCCGCCAGAGAAGGCAGACTGCGTGCTCTCAAGGGCACGCCGCTGCTCGACCAGATCCGCACGCAGATCGCGCAGACGCTCGACTGCGATGATGCCCGGTTGCGCTGGGTCTTGCTTCTTGGCCTCGTCCTGTAGCTTGGCAATCGCATCCTCTAGTCTTGTGACGGCGTCCGTCGCTCCCTTTGCTGCGGAAGCGGCCTCCCAGATCTTGTACCCGAGCGCGCCGATAGTGATGATCGCGCCGGCAATCGCGCCCCCAGGTCCGAACGCGCCGAGAAATTGGCTCGACTGCTGAGAGAATGCCAGCAGCGCCGATTGCCCCCCCTGCACCTGGACAGCGAAGTCCTGCACCTGGTAGCCAGCAGACTGAAAGGTGCCTCGCATCATCCGGCCCGAGCCGGAGACGGTAGCCCCCATCTGCGATGCGGTGCGCTCAGTCTGCCGCATCGACTGCTGAACCGATTCAAATGCGGCGCGCGTTTCGTCGGTCGCCTGGATCCCTAGTTTCAGCGGCGGCACGGTCACGACGTTTTCTCCCGCCGGATCTTCTCGTAGGCGATCCAGCCTCGATACTCGTCAACGGTCATCGCCATAACATCGGCGACGCGCATGTGGAGCCGATCCGCGAGGCTGTAGAGCGCCATCTCCTCGGGATCGGCCCTTAGTTTCCCGCGCGTTCCTCGACGGTCGCCACGCGCGAAATCTCCGCCGCCATCCATTGCACGATGGAAGCCGGACAGCGGCGCATGAGCGTGTCGCGGTCCTCCAAGGAGAACACCGGCTCGCCCTTCTCGTCGCGCGCTTTCATGATGATCGCGCCGATGAGGTAGGAATGCGGGTCGTCCTTATAGCGGCGGGACAGCTCGCGCTGCTCCGCCACCGTCATCGGAGAGACGTAGATCGCGTATGCCCTCCCGTCCGGCTGGACGACCTCGGGCACCTCGATGCGGCGCGCGCCCATGTCGGCGGCGCGCGCCACCAGTGCGTCGATGAGCTTCATGGTCAGTTCGTCTTCGTGAGGGTGCCGGTGCCCTGGAAGCTGTAGGTGGCTTCCACCATACCGTCGAACGACGCCGAATGGCTGCACCCGGTAACGACGACCGTCCCGGAGTAGGTCGTCGCGGCGGTCGCGGTGCCCTCGGGCAGGAACGTGACGCTGGCCGTGCCTGCGTTCGTGCCGAGCGGCAGGAACGCCATCTGCGCGTTCGCGTCGGTCTCGTCCCAGTAGCAGGTCAGCTGGCCCGACCAGGACTTCATGCCGACCGTGTAGGTGCGGAACGTATCACCGAGGGTCGTGTCCTCGATGGTGTCCTGCACGATGTCGAGCGAGTACGAGCGCAGTTCCGCGACGGCATTGGTGCCGACGCGGACCAGCCCTTCTTGACCACGATGGTTCGCCATTTTGAAATCTCCTTAGCTGGCAGCGGTGGGGTTGTTTTCCGCCGTGCGGTAGGTCACGGCGAACGTGAGGCGGACGACGCCGAGCGGCTGGTCGCCGCCGTCCACGATCTCGATCTCGGTACCGGTCAACGTGCAGTCGCGCGCGTTGCCGGACAGCTGCGACCCGCCGATGGCCGTCTCGACCTCGGCGGCGATGTCATCGAGCGTCTCGTCCACATCGGCCGTGGCCCGCGCGAAGCCCTCGACTACGATCTCGCAGCGGCGGATAAGCTTTGTCGCAACGCCGATGATGACCTCCCGCTCGCTGGTCTCTCCGCTGGAGTAGATCAACAGCGCGGGCAGCAGGTGCGAGGCAATCGGATAGACCCTCGACCGATAGACCCGCGTGCTGGTCGTGGTCAGGCCCGTGCAAGCCGTGACGACGGCGTCGCGGATCGCCTCGCGGTGGTGAGGCATCAGGTCTTCTCCAGCATTAGGGTGGTGATGCCGGTCCCGTCAGCCTGCACCACGCGGATCGTGTAGTTGGTCGAACCGATACGCAGCGCGTCGCCCTCTTTCGTGCCGCTTGGCAGATCGGCGGTTGCGGCGACGAAGCGCGGCGACGACACCGCGAAGGGTACGCCGCCGCGCGCATCGACAGCCTCGTAGGCGTCGTCGTAGATGCCGGGGATCGTTCTGCCGACCGTCTGACCGGCCAGCGTGACGCGCGCCGAGACGCCGAAAATATCGACATCCAGCAGCGCGGCGATATCACCTTCGATGTTCATGCGATGGGCTCCAGTTTCCCGCTCTTCTCCAGGTACTCGATCACCAGCTTGGCGATGGTCTCGGGCCGCGCCAGTGCCTGACACGCCGCAGCCTTGGTCGTCGTGTCGCGGGCGCAGAACGAATAGTTCGGCGGGTGGACCCGGTGGCATGGGTAGCAGCCGAGCGCCAGCGGCTCCGCGCTTGCGGTGTTGATCCAGTGCTTGGTCAGGTTCTCGACGCTGCTGTGCGAAAGCGTGATGACCTTGAGCATGGGCTCGAAAGCCACCGCGTTGGCGATCAGACTTTCGGTCGCGACCACCGCATCGGCCTGGAGCGCGTAGGCCAGCGCATGCCGCACCGGCCACTCCATGCCAGCATAGATGCCGTAGGGCTCGACGCCGAGGACGCTCTCGTCCTTGATGTCGCCGAGCGCCACCGAGTAGATCTTGCGCTCGGCGAGTAGCTCCATCAGCCGCTGCGTGTAGGGCCAGTATTTCACCGGCCCGCTGCCCGCCGGATTGATCACGACGACCGGGCCGGGAAGTTCCGCGCGGATGCGCTTGGCCCAGGCTTCCTCGGCGGCGCTGGGGTAGTACCGCTGCAAGAAATTGGTCGTCGGCAGGTCCGAATAGGCGTGGACCATTTCGAGATAGTTGGAATTCATTAGCCGATGCCGCACGCTCTGCGGCAGGAAGAATTCATAGCTGGTCTCATGCGGCAGCAGTCGGTTCTCGACGCTGCCGATTAGATTGATCCACTTGGTGTGGCGCTTTGCCTGATGGCACCAGAACGCCACGGCCTCGTCGTTCGGGATCACGGTATCGCTGAACACGACGAGGTCATCGATGTTGGGGTCGTTCTTGAGCACCGCACCGCCGGTCGGACCGACGTAGCAAGTGACATGATAGCCGCGCTCTTTGTAGTTCGCGCACACGCTCGACGCCCAGAGTGCGTCGCCGTGTCCGCCGACGCGCACGATGCCGACGCTCTTCTCGGGCTTCGGCTCGCTCGCCTTGTCGCGTTGGCCTTCGCCGATCTTCTCCCGGCGGTACACCTGGAGGAATGAATACTCGTCGTCCTGGTCGCGCGTTTCGTTGACCAGCAGCGTCCAGTCCGGCGCGATCTCGCGCATGGCCGCGACGATGTCCTCGGGCGCGAAATCGTGCTTGTGGTCGGGGTTCGCGCCGGGCTGGCCGATGCGCGGGTACAGATCGCGGTGCGGCAGGTAGAGCGTCAGATGCCCGCCGGGCGCGATCACCCGCCACCACTCACGCAGCGCGGCCTTGTAATCCACGATGTGCTCCAGCGTGTGGCTCGAAAACACCGTGTCGAACGACCCATCCGCGAACATCGCCAGCCTCGACGCATCGCTGATCGCGATATCGGGCCGCATGCGGATGCCGAACAGTTTGGTGTCGGTCAGGTTATCGACACCGATCAGATGCGGCCAGACCTTGCGTGGCCCGCATCCGATGTCGAGGCCGCGATTGCAGTACCGCAGAACCTCATACTTGATCTTGCTCGCTTCGTCTCCGTTGCTCGTTTCAAGACGCCAAACCATTGGACCTCGCAGGTTAGAGAAGGGGCGGCGCGCGACGGTTGCCCGCCGCGCGCCGTAGTCAGTCGTTCGTCAGGTCAGCTGGTCCAGCATCACCGCGAAAGCGCCCGGCTGGCGGACGCCAAAGTCGGCGAACTGGTTCAGCGTGATCTTCACCTGACCGGTGTCGGACTTCGTGTACGGGTCCACGACGATGTCCGGCGCGCCGAACAGGCCCAGGACCGCCATCGACCAGTCGGACGAAAAGAACGTCGCCGAGCAGACGGTGGTCGATGTGCCCTTCGTCAGGTTGTTGGGCACGTTGTTCGTCACGGCGGCGCGGTAGCCGTTGATCGGCTGCGCCCCGTTATCCCAGATGAACGGCAGGTTCGTGCCGCGCTGAACCTGCTTCGAACGACCGCGCACGCGGGTGTTCGTCAGGTAGCCAGCGAGACGATCCGGTTCGGCGTTGGCGTTCGCCACCGCGCTCTCCAGATCGACGAAGTGCGACCAAGCCACGGTCGCGCCGTTGGTGCCAGCGGCGACGGTCGAGAGCGCCGTGGTGTTGCGGAGGCCCAGGATGTTCGGGGCCGTGCCGTTGCCGTTGATCGCCTGGTTCTCCAGGAGGATCGCAGCACCCATGAGCAGATCATCGCGGATCATGGGTTCCAGAGCCATCGCCGACTGGATGATGGCCTGCTTGCTGACTTCGACATACGCGCCGATGCGCTTGGGCGACAGCGTCAGCTTCGCGATGTTCGGGTTGGTCTCGGAAGCCGAGCCGATTTCGGTCAGCATGCCGAGGGTCGAGGCGACCGACTTGCGCGGGATGTCGATGTTGGAGGTCAGACCCGGCAGGATGCGAAC